CAGAAAATATTGAATACGAAGTAGCTGATAAGTTTTCTGGTTCAGCAAATGGTACTTCATATCAAAGCGAAATTACAACAACATATGATAGGTTAGAAACTTTATTTGGTACACCTACATATACTGATGCTGACCCATACGAAAAGGTCTCATGTGAGTGGGTCCTTGATGGTAAAGTTTATTATACCGATGAGTATGGCGAAAAAGATTGGGAATATATTACAGCCACAATATACGCTTGGAAGTATGGAAGAATTCCTACAGAAGAATGTGCATGGAATATTGGCGGTAAGTCATATGATGCAGTAGAGTTTGTAAATGAAATTATATCAGGTCAAATTGAACCTGAGTATAACTATGCGGAGAGTGCTTAATGTTTGTAGCAAATTTTTTAACGGGTCCAGGTACAGATAAAACACCATACAACGTAAAACTTACGTTTGGTGAATACGTACATGGTAAATGGAATAGTCATACTTTCTTGGATAAACTATCTGAGAAACATGATAAAGATTTTTTAAATGAATTTTATTTTATAGGAGTGAGATATGTCTAAGAAAAATTATACGTTCGAACAAATGATGGCTTACCTTCGAAAGGAAAGGGATAAACATTTGGAAGAGCAAGAGTTTAAAAACGCTATCAAAAATTTAGATAGAAGAAAAGCTGAAAAGAAAGCTGAAATGAAACTACATAAAAAGCTTACACAACAAGCAAAGAAAGCAGGTCATCAATCACCAGGTGGTTTAGACTTACATACTGAAGAGAATAGGTATTACTCAAAAGAGAATACTGAAAAATGGTTAGAGAGTACATCGTACTTCGAGAACTATCAAGCAATGAGGAACCAAGATGATTACTGATATATTAGTTATTATAGCAGGAGCATTCTTTACAGGATTATTTTGTTATGGAGTTTACCTAGTAATTTTTGAGGATTGGTCATGAGATTATTAGAAGCAAATTATGGAGAAGTACGAATATTTTCTGATAGAATATTTGGATATAAAAGATATCATGTACTTTGGATTGATGGTACCGAGACAACTTATTCTGCTCTCTGGTACTCTTTAGAAAAAGTAAAAGAAATCGTGGAGGATAACTTAATGGAGCATGTGAATGACACAATACATAGATAGAGTAGCAAAACAAAGATTATTATTAGAAGCTGAAAAGTGGGCAACAGGTATCAGGTGTTTACACAATCATAGTTTAAATTCTATGTGGTATGATACTTATCCAGAAGATACAGCAAATGGTAAGCGAGTCACTGATACAGAATATAATAGTGGATTAATAAAAAGAAATTTTGATGAAGGTAAAGTACGCTATTTTGGTAAAGCACTAAAAGGCGATGCTCTCATAGACAAATTTTTACAAATAAATGATAATTAACAGTTTACAAATACTGAAAAAGGTGATATAATATACATTATGACAATGCATTTACAAAGAGGTTTAAGTACAATTAATACTCGTAAACCTAAAATAAAAATAACAAAAAAGAAAATGGCTGAGTTTGAGTTACGCTGGAGAAAGCATAATAAAAGTATGAAGCAAAAAGGTATGCATCAATTTAGGTATGATACTTTGGAAGAGTATATTGATTATTGTTTTGGTAAAACTAAAAAGCTAAGCTCTAGTGATTTTAAACATACTAAACCTATGGTTTCTCAGTACAATTATAGAGCTGAGCAAGATAAAGAACACAGGAAAAAGTACCCTAGCCTTATGGAACAAATGGTTAAGGCTGGCACTTTTACATCTGGTGCAAATACAGGCCAGAGAAAAGAGCCAATGAAATACACAGGTACTTTAGTCAAAGGTATTGCAACTATGCATAAATCAAATGCAGTGCCTGTTATCAATCAAAAGGAAGCTACCGATATTGCGAGGATGAGGCGTGGGTAGTTTCTATAACTTCGGGGGGACGGGTTTTAAACTCCTTATCATCAATTCCCTGAACCCCACCTTTAGGAGATGAAATGGAATATATAATAGGAATATTATTTTGTACATTAGGAGCTTGGTTTGCTTACATGAGCTGCCACGTTGTAGAAGAAGAAAAACAAGGTAAGTACATACCTTTACCATGGGAGTAAAAAGTAATGGCACAACAACAAGTACAACAAAGACCAGCAAATAAAAAGCTGGAAGAAAAGAAAAAAAGACAGGCACAGGATAGAAGAAATGGTTAGAAAGAAAAGAAGACTAAAGAATGCTGATGAAGCACTAATGGGTCCTAAGCCTAGTTATCAAGTATTAGATGGAAAGCTTCATTTGATTTTAACTGGTAAAACAAAAGTAATAAAGGATGCTAATAAAGAAGATGAATTTAGAAGAGCAACAAATTGGTTTTACTATTATGAAAATAAGAAGAATGCTGCAGTTGTTTGTCAAAACTATGCAAAAAATCATTTAGGTTATACAAAAGACCAAATTAATAATCTTAAAAAAGTATCTGATTGGAAGTATAGAATGGGAACCTACCAATACATTGAGATGCTTAATAATGGTTGGCCTGAGATATCAGAAAGAATTTTAGATATGATAAAAGAAAAATTATCAAAGGCTGAAAAAGAAGGTTCCAAGATTGTAAAACAAATTAGTACAAAACCAAAAGCTCCTGTTATACCACCAGCTGAAAGAACAAGAAGAAAGTTATTAGAAACTTTATATGCTGATTTCGATGATATAATAGTTGAAGGTTGGTTTGATGAAGTGTTTGACCAAAAGTTTAACTTATATTCTAGATTTAAAGGGCATGGATTTAAAGGAAATGCAATTGAACCATTTAGAAGAATGATAATGCCAGAGTATGAATGTATCAAAGATGCTTATGAGAAAACATGTGACCAAGCAGTTGAAGCATACTCTCATATTTCAAAAGCAAATAAAAGAAAAATGTTAAACATGTTTGATGATATGTTTAAAGACATGGACAAACTTAAACAAAGTTTTAGAGCTCAAAGATTACCAAGAGCTATAAAAAGAAAAACATCAGATGAACAAGTCACGAATCTTCAGTATCTTAATGAATGTGAAGATTCTAAACTTGCATCGATTAATCCTGTTTTAATACCAGGTAAATCCAAGCTGTGGGTATATAATACCAAACAAAGGCGACTCACTGAATATGTGACTACTGCCACAGATGGATTCCTATTAGCAGGAACATCGATAAAAAATCATGATGCCAAGCTTAGTAAGACTGCTACGCTTAGGAAACCAGATGATATGCTTCCAATAGTACTATCAAAAACTGAAAAACAGTTAGATAAGTTTTGGAATGATATCACAACAAAAGTAAGTTCTCCAAACGGGAGAATAAATAAAGATTGTATATTAATGAGGGTATTTGAATGAATATAAACTACGATATCAATAGTCCAACATTAAGATTCGATAATTTGCCAGATGGTGTTCTCAGAGCAGAGGATGTGTTTAACGGTAAGAGAGTCGTAGTGTTTGGATTACCAGGAGCATTTACACCAACTTGCAGTACCAAGCAAGTACCAGGTTTTGATGCTATATATGATGACCTATTAGCTCAAGGAATTGATGAAGTATATTGCACTTCAGTAAACGATGGCTTTACTATGAAAGCTTGGTTTGAAAGTCAAGATGTAAAAAACTTAAAGTTCTTAGCTGATGGTTCAGGTCAATTCGCTAGAAGAATTGGTATGTTAGTTCATAAAGATAACTTAGGTTTTGGCGTAAGGTCATGGAGATATGCTGCTATAATTAACGATGGTGTTATAGAAGTATTCTTACCAGAACAGGGTATTTGCGATAACTGCGATTTTGACCCATACGAAGAATCAACACCTGAGAATCTTATGAGTCAACTATGAGTAAAATAGAAGTACCAATAAAAGAAAAAATTATGACGAGAAAAAGATTCTCTACAGCTGTAGAAGTCATGGTCTCACAACATAATATGACTTACATAGATGCGGCTACTTACATAGTCCAAGAAAGAGGATTAGACTTTAGAAATCTAAAGAGGCTTTTAACAGATAGTTTGAAACAAAAACTTGAGGAAGAAGCTTCTTCATTACACTTAATAAGAGGAAAGAAGAAGGGTAATAAATTACCAGTATGAACGATCCTTATGAATCATATAAACTTTACAATGCTTTAAAACTGCATTTTGAAACTGATTCATATGATGCTTTGAAATATAACTTCAAAACCTCTATTAAACCACAATCGTTTTTTAATCGCAAGGATAAATACTTCTTTGCAAAGTTAGCAAAAACTTATGGTAAGAATTTAAAAGAATACTATATTGCTAATTTTAAAATGGATGTTAAATACGTTGGCGATATGTTAAACGAAGGTGGTGAACAGTATTATCGTTCTCATAAAAAAGTTATGGAGTCAATTCACTATAGCTTTGAGAATGATATAAATAAACTTAGTGAGATTGAAAATTCTTTTGATGAATTACTACTATCAGAGAATAACAATCACCCTAAGATTATAAAGCTTTGGATGCAAGATGAAATACTTTTGGAAACAATAGTAATCTTGGATTCATTAACTGGGTTTATGAATAGGGAAAATAAGAAGATAACAGAAACAATTATTTGGCCTGATATCTATCGGAAGATAACTAAATATAAACCTTTTGTTAAATTTGACACAGAGAAGTGTAGAAGTATTCTCATAAAAGAGTTTACAAATGCATAGAAATGTGTTATAATATAACTCTATATTATGTATAAAGTGGATAATTCAGTAATACAATGCACATACGGAGAAATATAAAATGTCATTAGAAAACTTAAAGAGTATGCGAGGCTCATCAATCGATAAACTCGTACAAGCTGCAGAGGCAGTATCCACAAAAGCAGAAACTAAATCGTATGACGATGATAGATTCTGGAAACCCACCAGAGACAAAGCAGGGAACGGTTATGCCGTGGTGAGATTCTTACCTGCCAAAGAGGGTGAAGACCTTCCTTGGGTAAGATATTGGGACCATGGTTTTAAAGGTCCTACTGGTCTATGGTACATAGAAAATTCATTAACCTCAATTGGACAAGACGATCCTGTATCTGAATCCAATTCTGTTCTTTGGAACTCTGGTAGAGATGAAGATAAAGCGTTAGCAAGGGAAAGAAAAAGAAGGCTACATTATATATCAAATGTATTAGTAGTTTCCGATCCTGAGAATCCGCAAAATGAAGGTAAAGTATTCCTATACCAATTTGGTAAAAAAATCTTTGATAAGATTATGGATGTAATGCAACCTCAATTTGCTGATG